AAGATGCAGTCAAAGTAACCTTACCTGATACAGCTGATGGAGTCAGAGTACCAGCTGGGTTAGTCACCGATACTGTAAATGCGTACTTAGGAATAGAGTCAAATGTAATTGCGCTAGCAGTCCATGTAGCGTCATTAGCGCCGCGTACGATGCTGATTGGCGCAACGTCAGGATGCACCACAATCAGCGTATCAGCCGATTGAGTCCATACGATATTAGCTAATCTAGCACCAGTTAAGCTAACGCCAGATGTATCTAGGTATGGATTGCCAGAGCCGTTAATATTTGTAATTAGTACTTTATTCTTAAATATGTACATCCGATTATGCGTAAAGCACAGCATATAGCTGTCAGATGTAGAGAACTCAAACTCAACTAAGCGCACGCCGTTAGCGGCAGACTCAGTACTGGAGTTAGGTAAGGATGCAATGTAACGCGAGCCGGGCCTGCGGCGAATACCGCCTTGTGGCTGGCAGACTACGTTAGTTGCCTTCTCTAATGCGTTTGTATATGCAGTTAAATCTACACGGGCGCGGAGCAATGGATCAAGCTCACCCGTAGAGAAGTTGGTCTGTATGCTTACAAAGCGACTCATTAATACCTCACGTTAATAAGTGAGAAGTCATTTATAGCGTTAGTGGGATTGCCAGCGCCATCAATATTCATGGCCTGACGCAGATAGCCACCGCGGCCATTTTCTGCTGGGCTGCCTGTGGCTACAGATTGCCAATACTGGCTCTTGTCTGTTTGGTCGGTAATTGGTAATGCGAGATGCCAGGTCATCATGTACTTGAGCAGCTGCACGAAATAGCTAGGCATATCGTACTCAGGCACCGAGTACTGATAGTCGATATAGACCTGCTCGTAATCGGTTAGCAGCTTATCGCCAATGATGCGGTATTCTTTGCGCGGAGGGACGTTGGTAGCGTTAGTATCATAAATAGCTCTAGGACTCGTTAAACGGTCTCCTGGGAGCTGATACTCATAACGGTACTCATTGATAGGCGTAGTAATCAAACGCGCTATAGACGTCTTTTTATAGCTAAAAGACCAGGGGTACATTAGTAGCGCCTGATCCTTGATATCTGGGTATAAACGGTTGGCAACGGACGCCTCGTCTGTGCCTTCGTCAAAAGACGAAATCGGCTTAGCGCCGAGCATCAACAAAGCATCAGAACAGATCGAGAGAGCGGTATCACCAGCTGCCATTTACTTCTCCAATGTGATAATGGGCCACCACCGAGAATCCCCAGTAATGGCCCATTTTAGTACTAAACGATATTAATCGCTATCGGTATTAGCCAAAGTTGTACCATCGTTTACGTCAACAACACCAGAGGCGTTAGAGAGAACATAAACCAAAGTAGCAACAGCGGTAGTGCCTGTTGAGGTTACGCAATAAATCAAGTCGCCAACGCTGAGAACGCTAGACAACGAGTTGAAATAACCCGATGTGTTTACGTCAGCAATAGCGTCAGTTGTTTTATAAGCATACATTGCTGGAGCATTACCAGCTTTGGATGCGGCGATGGTTGAAAAACCAGTTGCAGAATATGCCATTTAAGTATCTCCTTATTCGCGAGCGGTGATCTGAACAATGCCTTCAGCATCGATAGCAATAGCACCAGCAGAGAATACAGAGTTCACGAGGAACGATGTCTTTTCTGGGATGTAATTTACTTCGGTGCGTGGAGCAATACCTTCAGCATAGCCGATAGCGTCTTTGTGGAAAGCAAAGCAAGTACGGTCGCTAGAACCATCGATTGCCAAGCCACCCTCAGAACGGTCGCCTAGGATGTGGAAAGTAAAGCCAAGGAATGTGTTGATTTCACCAGCAACCAAAGCCTTGACAGTATTAAAGTCAGAGCTGGTTACAGCTGTTTCAGACAACAACGATGCCAAGCCATTAGCGTGGAGAATAATGTGACGGCCCTCTGGAGGAACGTTGTTTTTATCCAACAGCTTCTTAGCTTCGCGGAGTTTAGCTACGTTCATGTTGGTATCGCTACCACCGATATCGTTGCTAACAGTCAATGAAGTGCTTGATGCAGCTAAAGCATCCAAAACCAACTGGTCTTGACGGCGGCCAATAGCGTTACCGAGAACTTGTACAAGCTCAGAGCGCTCGTCAAAGTTTACTTTGGCTTGGCTGAAAATGTCGCTGTACTCAGCGGCGTTCCAGTCAGACAAAGTGCAAGTAACGTTAGAGAAACCAACGTTTAATGGGGTTACATCGGTCTGGCTAATGCGAGGTGTAGCTACGCCCTTGCCGACTTTTGGGAATTTAACAGTAGAGCCTTCTACTCCACGACGCTGACGAACAGCACCAACCAGCATAGCCTTGCCCTGGTAGGCCTGTTTTACCTCAGCATCAAATAGAGTTACAAAGGCGTTCGATAATTGAACTGACATTTGAAAATCTCCTAAGATAGGTAAACAAAAAATTAAGGTTTATTGCTTCGGTTAGCCTGTTTCGCAGGGCCGTATGCTTGCTAGTTACGCTAGCCAATCGACAGAGATATCTGTATTAAGGGCCAATTAAATGGTATGCCTTATGGAGTTTCTAGCAGAAGTGTTACTAAAACGCAACACTTTGTGTAAATATTTTTATAGGCGTAAAAAAACCCCGGCCGTACTGCGCCGGGGCAAGCCACTCCCGTGAAGGATCTATTGACCGAAAGTCGAGTTAAACATCTTCTCTACCTTGGCTCGGTATGCTGGGTCTGACTTGTACTTAGGATCCGCTACCATCTGATAGAGCTCATCCTTAGATGGCGCTCCCTCAACTGGCATGGACTGGGTAGGAATCCGAGTACCCTCGTAAGCCTCCCGTACTTTAGCTAAAGCCTTTAGGCCTTTGGCTGTGCCGCCCATATACTTAAATTCTTCAAAGTCATCTTTACCCCAGATGCCTTTGTTTACCAGCCCACGCGCCCAGTCTGTCATGCCTTTAATCATTACATCAGCGTTAGGCCCTAGAGCTGCACGCTCTTGCTCAATGGTACGCTGGCCTACTTCAACCTGCTCACCACCCATTTTAACGACTTCACCGACTAGGGTATCTAGTGCGGCTTGCGATACGCCATACTCTTTAGCCCAGTTTAATACATGACTTTTTACCGGGTCATTGTCTGGCACTTCACCAAAGGCTGAGGTATCGTACTTCCCGTCTGCTGGGGCTTTGTGTTTGCCTTGGCTAATCTGCTTACGCAGGTCAGACCATGACTTTGCAATGCCCTCTAAGTCTGGCTCAGTAGTGTCTTTTTTCCAAAAGTTCTCTGGCCACCAATCGGGTCTTTCTAGGGGAGAATCATCTTCTTGTGGCGCCAAATGGCTTATTGTGGTGCTATTTGGGTCTTGTTGCTCTGCGGCATTACTGTCATCAACTGTTGCTGAATCCAATAGGCCGCTTTCTGCTGCGGGTTGGTTCGCTTCGTCATTCATGGTTACATTTTCCTAGCTTTAATTAGCCGCGCTTCAAGGTCTCTAACAATGCTATTCTGCCCTTCTCGGTAGTAAGCATAGCTAGAGTCGCTACCAGGCGTGGCGACTGGTTGCTCTAGTACGGAGGCACGCAGCCATCCCATGAGCTTTTTGCCATCCTCAGTACCTAATACTCTGAGGCATAGCTTATTCAAATCCTCTACAGCCTGCATTGAGTCTCTAATGTCTAGAGATATCTCTTGCAGACCTTCCCAACCGTCATTGATTAAATCAACTTTTGGTATAGAAACAGTCATTATTTATCCTATACAGATGTAATTGTTTCCCATGCTGTAGCGCCACCAACACGAAGTTTGTTTAAAGTTGTATCAAAGTAAATAGCACCTTTTACATATGCTGGTGCAGAGGCGGCTTGCTGTGGGAATATTAAGCCAGCTACATTTAAAGTGCCAGCGCCTTTATCTGTGCTGTTAGCAATAGAAACGCCGCCTGACGCATGGACTCTAATTCCTTGTGTAAAATTGGCGCGGATACTTATAAACTTTGATGCAGACGTTTGTATATACAAATCGCCATCGCTACTAATTGAATCGCCGTTTAAGCCAACATTAATTTTTGTAGCAAGCTCTCCAAAACGACCAACGCCACTTACATCAAGTGCTTGTCCTGGTGATGCTGTTCTAATACCAAGTCTGACATTTGTATTATCCCAAAAGAATTCGCCTGAATTTCGTGAATAAACACCTGATGCCCCAGCAAATACTACGGAACCAGCCGTAAATGCGGTTGATGTTCCTGTGCCACCATTGGCCACGGGCAATGTACCGCTTACATGAGTTGTAAGTCCAACTTTTCCATAACTAGGAGCAACGCCAACGCCACCTGAGATAAGGGCATTTCCTGTTGCTACATCAGCTAGTTTGGCTAATGTATTGGTTGCTGCGCCTACAAGTAAGTCACCTACCGCATAAGTAGATTGACCTGTTCCGCCTGAGGTTGCTACCAAAGTAGCCGAAAGACCTGCTGATGTACCTGTAGTATTTTGGTTTAAAGTTGGCACATCAGCAGATTGAATTGCTGACATAACTACATCAGTACCATTTCCACGTAAATATTGACCGCTAGTTACCGCTCCAGCCAAAGCATCCATAGCGGCTTGGCGTGTTGTTTCCCCTGTACCACCATTAGCAATAGCTACTATTCCCGTGACGTTGGAAGATGTGCCTGTAGTGTTTTGATTTAGGGTGGGTATGTCTGCCGCTACTATGGCTCTAAATGTAGGTGCGCCAGCCGACCCGTTGGGGGCAGCCAATACAAAGTTAGCCGTCTTGCTTGCGTATGGGTTTTGTGTATCACCGTAGTTAGTTGCTAGGCTAATAGCTGGAGTAGCACCACCGCTTGAAACTACTGGGCTTGTGCCAGTTACAGAAGTGACAGTACCACCGCTAGATGGTGCAGTATTAATAACGCTAAAGTTAGGGTAAGTACCAGTAACGCTAATGCCAGTACCAGCAGTAATGGCTACGGTTTGGTCTGGGGCAGAGTTAGTTACTACGCCCGTACTGTTGTTATAACTAATCCCAGTTCCAGCGCTTACAGAAGTCCTAGCCCTAGCATCCGTGTAGTAAAGATTTGTACCTTCGGCAACATTAGTAGTCGTTAAAACTACTGCGCCTGTCTGGCCGTTTACGCTAGTGACAGTTTCAGTATTGTCAACCTTTTGCCAAACTGTGCCATTAAATACTGCCCAATCACCCACAAGCCAATCAGTAATTCCGTTAAGATTAGTATTGCCAGCAACGCTGACCGCATAGTAATAACCCTTATCACCAACAGAGGAAGTAAGGGTAGGGGTATTAGTGCTTGCATCCCATGTTCCTTGATAGTTAAGTGCTCCCAATATTGCGGCCGGAAGTTCACTAACGGGTATTTTACCGCCAGCATCAAGGGTAGCAACTCCGGATGGTTGTCCTACTAATGGGCCATTTTTAATTAACTTACCAGTTGTGCCATCAAACAAAGCAATAGCATTATTTGTAGAGCTGGATGGGCCAGTTACATCTCCAACCCCATCACCATCAGCCCATAACAAATTAGTGCCGTCTGTCTTAACAAATTTGTTAGCGTTAGCGCCTCTTGTTTTGTAAAACTCAGCTAAGGCAACCAGCTCCGCTTGACGATCTGTAAGTTTGTCATCGCGACCACCGCCACCACCGCCACCTGTTGGCATAATGATCCACTCGCCAAAAACTCCTGGCTCTTTTTCAAAGCGAATCATTAAGCCTTTTTTCTCATGCTTGGGCATTGGGCCTACAGGGCCTTGACTTCCGACAGCACCTTTGGGGCCAGTAAAACCACGCTCTCCACGCTCGCCTTGAGCGCCTTCTTTTCCAACTTCACCTTGGTCGCCTTTATCGCCTTTTGCGCCAGGATCGCCCTTATCACCTTTATAGCCTTGAGGGCCAACAATGGATTTGCCTGGGATGCCTTGTGGCCCCATTGGGCCTCGCTCTCCTTGGTCGCCCTTGTTACGTTGAACAATGATTTGGCCGGGATCACCTGTTGCACCCTTTGGGCCTTGTTGGCTTTTTGACTTTTGTGCGACTTCTAATGCTTTAGCGGCAAGCGCTCTTGCAACATCATCACGCATTTGGCAATGCTCCCTCTATGTTGTTAAGTCCAAGCATATCCAATATTTTCTTATCCGTATCCCCGCCCAACATCTCAGGGTTTTGCTGCGCTAACTGTTGTGCCTGTTGTGCTGCTTGCTCTAAGTTAAACGCACGTTCTTCTGGTGACGTTCTTAGCCTGCTAGGTACGCCGAGCTTATCAGCAATAAAATCAATAATCTCACCGTATTTAGGTGTAGCCTGACCCTCTGGCCCCAGCTGTGCTGCCATCTGTACAAACTGCATTGTGTTGGTTACATCTTCCATATTCTGAGCCATAGCCAGCGGAGCGATAGGAGATACACGCACCTCTAATCCATTGACTCGTAATGGCAGATCGATCAGGCCACGCTCATCCATTACCTGTAAAGTCTTGCTTACCAAAGGAATCATCGTCTCATTAATCAAACGACCAAAGGCAGAGCCTAAGTTTTGGCTGAGTTCTTTCATACGCTCAACTACTTCCGTGGCAGAACGAGCAGACATATTATCAGGCGGTAACGACTCATCAAGCAAGATGCGCTTGATGTTTTGCACTAAATCATTAATGATTAACTGTGATACATTGAAATCCCCAGCGCGAGGTAGCGGTTTTAATGATTCGCCTTGTGGGCCACCATTACGCGCTACTGGGATAATTGCACCGGGGATAATCCTAACGGTAGCTGGATTTAAAACACCATCGTCTGCCCTGATATTCCTGATGACCGCCAATCAGAGGCTAACGCAGCCCTTGATATCTACACAGAAAAACTGTTTGCGACTATTAAACAGTCTAACTTTGATATCGCAGTTGGCGAGTTTTTACTTGATCTGTCAGTCGGTACAGCAGTAATGATGGTGCAACCTGGCGATGACGTATCGCCTATTAATTACATACCCGTGCCACAGTTCTTAGTTGCGTTTGAAGAAGGCGCTAACGGCCAAGTAGATAACGTATACCGCCGTATGCGTATCAAGGGCGAGGCCAT